AGCAGCTTGCTCATAATTTTCCTCTATTCCTTATGCGCTAGCGGTGTCGTTACCCGGCTGCAAAATCTTCACAACTGCGGGACCAGTGCCAGCAGCCTTCGGGAAGATAGCAGCGCCGAATACCTTGTTACCGGTTGCGGTTGCTGTCAGGGTGTTATCAGTCTTGATGTACACGATCTGGCCGGGGGTCAGTGCGCCTACAACGGTTACGCGGAATGCGCCAACCAGTGCGACCGATGCAAAACCAGTACCGTTGCCCACGCCACCGGGAATTGCCGGTACGTTACCGGCTGCGGCAACACCTGCGTCAGTCTGAGCAACAGCATTCAGCACACCAACACGAACCGGATCGCCGGACTTAATCGTGACGGGTACTGGAAGGGAAACGAACGATGCGTCCCTGAATACTTCATTGGTAGCCATTTTGGCTCCTTCCTACGTCTACTATCAATAGTAACGTAAATTTGCAAGTTCTGTGACAAAACGCTTTGCGGGATAGTTCCCAAACGTCTGGGCCTTTACCCCGCTGGTGTATTGGTGGACAGTTGCCCCCTTGAATACGGTACTTTGCACACCGACTCGTACACCGCGAGAGAAAGGATCACCCCCTACTTAGCCAAAGATCGATTTACGAGCAGCGGCGACCTTCTCAGCTTCGGAAAGCTTGTCACCCTTGTCCTCGTCTTGGACGTTACCAAATACGCCGTCATTCTTTGCGCTTTCCATAATGGCTTCGACCTTTTCCTTTTCAGCCTTTACAGCTTCGGTGAGGTCAGTGCCAGATTCGACAGCAGCAAAGACGGTAGCGCGCGACGGAGCCGGAAGCTCTGCCTCGGTAACAGCCTTGTCAATCTCAGAATAAGTAGGTTTCTTGGATTCCTGAACCTCTGGTTCAGCGGGAGTAAGCTTCGCAACGAGTTCAGTCACAACAGCTACGAGAGCAGTAACGCTCTTGTCCTGAGTGTCCAGTGCCTCAGCGAGTTCCTTAGGAAATTCCATATCATCCTCTTCCTCGGGTGCGTCAGCAGCGTGAGCGCCCTTTGATTCGAGCAGTGTCGAGAATTTACCGCCTCGACCTGCTTCTGTAACTATGTCAACAGAGTTGACCTTTGTGAGCCGCACAAGGTCTTTTTCCCCTGCGTCGGATTCCTCAACTTCGCCCTCAGCGCTAATCGACATTCCGATTACGCCAGCGAGTGCGCGTTCCTTTACCCACTCTCGGTGATCCGAGAAAATGTGAGCTTCCTGAAATACTGCACGTTCCGCTTCGTCCCAAGTGGCGTCGTTGGTAAAGTAACCAACGATTTCCTTAGCACTGCGTTCCGGCCGATTTTCCTGATCAATTTGTCCCGCGTGGTCCATGTAGATTTTGGCACCGGCTTTGAACAAACCAATGTCACGCTTTAGAACTTCACCCTTGTAATTCGCGGACGAGCCTTTGCCCTCCGTAATTACCCGAACACGCCAACGCTTGCCCGAGAGTTCCTGACCAGCAAAACCATTTGACTCTTCAAGATGGGTCATTTTCTTCTCCGTTCTGCTATGTATAAGAGTATCAGGTTTTCCATACCACGAAAAACACGCCCCGTCAAACTGACAGGGCGTGCTTCGTTTTAGGACTCTTTGCCGTAGGTACCCGGCTCGTATGACCTAGCTCCTTCAACGTCACGGTTTTCGTGATCGCCGTAGGACGGATTTGCGGAGGCTGGCTTCTCAGCCGCCTTCGCTGCTGCGGCCTTGTCCGCCTGTTCAGCGGCTTGCTTCGCAGCAAGGATCAGCAGACCAAGCTCTTCCTCAGTCGGGAGCTTGTTGTCGTTGTCGATACCAAGCGCAGTCACGATGTAGTCGCGGACTTCCTGAGCGTGCAGGACGTTGGCGGTCATTGCCGTGGTCATTGCCTGAATACGCTTCAACGTAGGCTCAGACTCGATCTTGGGCCACACAACCTTGACGGTCTTGCCAAAGTAGTTGAAAACCCTGGTGTAGTAGTCGCCCCAAAGCTTCTGGCGCATTTCCATAGCCTTGATCGTAGGCTCACTCAGAGTCTCACCAGCAGAGCGGTTGGCAGAGCCAGCGTCAGCGGTCAGAGTCGTCAGCGGGATTTCCAGACCAGCGGCCACCATAGATGCCAGCGGCAGACCAGCACCGAAATCAACAGAGTTGGAGCTGCGGCCCACAGACTGCAAGTTCATGTTGGACGTGAGCCCAGCAGTGCCTCCCACGTCGTTGAGCTGCCCTGTGACCGGGTTACGAGTCGGTGGAGTCGCTACACGTGCGGAGACGCTGTTGACGCCAGCAGCAGTCGTTGAGGTCACCTTCCAAGCGAACCTTGCGTACGCCTTGGTCAACGTCATCATCGTTTCAAGGAATTCCTTGTACGCCTTGCTCCACCAGATCACACTCATCAAATCTGGCACACCCCATTTCCAACCGACCTGACGGTTGACGTAGGTGTGCAGGATTACCGAGTCCCAAACTACAGGCACACCCGCGATACGGGCAGGACGCCCGTTGCTCACGTCATAGTCGTCAGCAGGGTAATACGCTTGCTTTTTCTTGGTCTGAATGTTCTCAGTGGAGTAGTTCACAGCGTGCGATTCCCACACTCGCTTGTAGAACCACACGTCCTCAGGGTTGTCCGGATTGCTCACGGTGCCATTGATCTGACGCATCGGAATGCGTTCCATAGTGCCGTTGCCCTTACCTCGGCCACGTCCACGAGTCATGAGGGTGAACATGTTGCCGTCAGTGGAGAGCAGAGCTTCGTTCTCAGCCTTTGCCTGATCTGAGAAGAACCACTTGAAGTTCTTGACATTCTTGATCAGAGCGTCGGTCTCGGGCAGACCTTCAAAGATACAGCCCTGTCCATGCACGTACGACGTACGGACGGCCACACCACGCTTGATGATGGGGTTAGCCACCAGCAGACCGCGAGTGATAAGAGCGGTGTCCTTGACAGTGTTCAAGGGGATTTCGTTTACATCGGTGTCGTCGCCAAGCGGCTTCCAGCCACGGTCGTCAATGGCTAGGACAATATCTGCCAACGACTCCTGCAAGCGCTCAATCTCAATCTGAGCATTTTCAAGCCGGTAGTCGGTGGATACCTCTTCAAGTGTTTGCTCCGTAGACACAAAGACTCCCATCAGGGTTGATTACATTCTTACTGTAATTCTACCCTAATGGGAGTCTAAAGAGTGCTTACCAAGGGGAAATTTGCGATTCCCGCTCGTATTCTTCGCCAAACAGTTGCTCTAGCGTCAATTCCACCATTTCACCGGGCATCTTGGATGCCAGCGGATCGCGGAGGTCAATGTTCAGTCGAGCAGCAGCATAGACCGCAGCATCGGCGTAGTCAGGAGACTTGACGCCACGCTTTTTCATTTCCTTTTTGGATTCGATCTGCAAGACAGCCCGAGGGTTGTCAAAGTGGTACTGGATGATTTCCAGTTCCTCTTTCAGCTTTCGATCCTGAGGGTCCATATCCACGAGGCCGTCCGTCATTTGCTGACGGAAGTCGTCGTACCAGTAGGCACGTGCGTTGAGCCACTTGGAGTTATCCGGAGTCGCGCCGTTACCGATCATGCTGACCACAGCGTACTGTTCGTCAGCTCGGACGATCAGCTTATCCACGACACCCGCACCGACGCCTACGCCGTCAACTCGGACCTCTTTCACGTCATGCGTGAGAGCAAGCTGGTTGATGCGGTTGGCCGTCTCTTCCGTGGAGCATTGTCCCCAAGCTTCCAGCAAGCGGAGCTGACCGGAGCGGTACAGGTAGACAGTTGTCTTGTCAACACCGAACCGCGCAATGTCACAGCCCAGCACACCCGGCTCATCCATATCAGGATCAATCTCGGTGTCACTACCCTTTGCCAGCGTGATCTGGTTGAACAGGGTGTTCTCCGAGAAATCAGGGAATTCTCCCAGCACCTTTGCGAAGTAGCGCGGATCGTCCTTGCCCCATTCCTTGATGCGGTCCTCAACCCAGGATTTGGAGGTCAGACCCTTGGCAATATCTGCCGGGACTTTCTCGCCAGTGAAGCCGGGAGTATCGAATGCGGAAATGGTAAAGCGAGCCCACGGTGCATCCACGTTCTGGAATGTCCGGTGGAATTCCGTGCCACGGTTATCAGGGTTACCGATGGTGAGGATTCGTGCGAAGTCGTTAGTCGTGATCGCTTCAAGACCGGTGTAGAGAACCTGCGAGATACCGCCAGCCTCATCGGCAATTGCCAGAACGTAGTCTTCGTGGAAACCCTGAAAGGAAGAAATGTCCTGATCGTCAGGCTTACGCCCAAAGGCCACCAGTGTGCCGTTGATCTTCCACTCGTTCGTTTCCAGCACCTTGCCGGGGAGCTTGTACTTCGCGTGGATCGTGCGAATGTAGCGCCACAGGATTCGGGTGACCTGATCGAAGGTAGGCGCTGTGGTGACCACCAGTGCCTTGCCGACAGGATGAACGTCCACCCACCAGCACACCAGCAGCGCGGCTAGAAAGGATTTGCCAACGCCGTTAGAAGACTTCACCGCCGTACGCTTGTTCTCCACAATCGACCGGCCGATTTCGGCTTGCTTGGACCACAGGTGCATCCCAAGGCGTTCCTTCACCCAGAGAGCAGGGTCTTTGCGCCACTCTTCCTTGCGGGTTTCCTTGGAGAATTCGGTACTCGCAGTGAGAAGTGCGTTTGCGAATGTACCCAATTACACCACCAGACCTGCCAGAAAATCGTCAAACGCTGACGGGTCTTCTGCATAGAGGTACTGAATGCGCAGCAATTCCATTGCGAGCGCGCGAGGATTCTCGCTGGAAAACACAATGTCCTGTACAGCGGCCCAGTCGGGCTCACCGGGATCATTCTGGTGCATTACGTCCAGCACACGGACGAGTTCCTTATTCAACAATTTCAGCCTCTTCCTCATTTGCGGCCTCAGCGAGTGCCTTTTGTGCTTCGCTTGCGTACCAAGCATTGAACTGCCCCAGCAATTCGGTGCGGAGGTCGTCAAGGCTGTCAGCGCTTGAAAGCTTGTCCAGCAGGTAAGCCTGCAAGTTCTGTTGGAATGCCAGCATGATTCGCATAATCATGTGCATCTGCTGTTCGGTGATTACCTGTAGCTCATCACGCGCGTCTGCAAGACGTTCCTTGTTGAGACCTTCCAGCTTTTCAAGCTGCTCCAAGGCACCGAGCATATTCCTTACGGAATCCACGTCTTCTGCCTTCGTGTTCTCCACACGCAGCGTGATCATTTCCAGAAGGTTCTCAAGGCGGATCAAGTGCAGCTCTAGGCGCTCTTCACCAGACATACGCTGCCGGTTAGCAATGTAGTCGCGGAATTCCTTCATCACGTCGATAGGAGACAGCTTGTGCTTTTCAGCGGTCTTCTCGATTGACGAGCCTCGGATGAGGTCAGGCAGAATCATCTTTTGGACGGTAGTCATACCGTTCGCAGTTTTGTTAGCCAGTTCGCTAGCCATACCAAACTCCTATCTATAAGTCAAGCCCCACATTACCACATGGGCAATGCAGGGCTTGACATTTACGCTACGGGAGCGCCGTACTTGTTTCCGAGGTACCGAGATACCGCAGCTCTTGTTGCATCGTCATGGTAGCCGCTAAAGGCGATTGTACGCACGTGTGCGCTATACGCTGTCGCAGGAAGAACGTTGATTCTCTCGTGCGGCATATCCATCACTTGGTTATCCAATTGACCTATAGGCCCGTTGTTGATCACCATGAAAAGCTTGCCGTCGGGCTTCACGCCCCAAGCACTAACGTTCACCCCAACAATTGCTCCGCTCATGTTTGCCCCGGCTCCACCAGTTCTGCGTGCAGAAAGGGTGTTGGTCGGACCTGTCGCTGCTTGCTGTCGAACGGTGACGTACTGGTTAGGTATTACATCATTCAAAGCCTGTGCGCCATAGGTCAGGATTGGATATACCTGACCATCATTAATATCCGCGAAGTTCGTGTACACGGTGTACAGAGTTCGAGCCTCTGCATTGCCGAAGCCACCGGGAAGCGTAGTGCTACCGACAGACGACACATCGAGAATTGGGACACCCGCGATATCAAGCAGTTGCGGGGGGTACCCCACAGATGAGCTCGCATTAGCAGAACCGTACCATTTACTGAATGGTTTACTGCCGTCCACATAATCGCCACCATAGACCCCATCGACCAACATCAAATCGTCCCACCAAGCGTCAGCCTGTAGTGGAATTGACGACCCAAAGGAATTACCGCCAATACGAAGAATCGCATTGGTCGCATTCTCTGGAATGGTGAACACGAATCGCAGCTCATAGACGCCAACAGCATTTGGTGCCTGTGGCCCATTCACTTCGGTGTAAGACCCGCCATTGTTAGTGGAGAGGTACAGGTTGAACCGTCGCATTCTTACATGCGTACCGGTCGCCACTGTGTCACTACGGAACTTACCCAAAGCTGTGTAAGTTCTACCCGGCTTCAACAGAGTGAAGTGGTCTGCAATAATGCCTTCTGCTACTGACGAATGCGGAAGGTGTATTACGCGGACACTTTTACTCCCACTTGAAGACCACTCAGAAGACTGGACGATGCCAGCGCTACCAGAAGAAAACACCCCGCTAACGCCGGGAGCCCTCATCTGGCTAATGCTGTTATTGGCTGAGCCAGTAAAGGCATACGTGAAGTCTCCGGAGGCAGGGCTATTACCACTAAAGAACGGAAGCAGTGCCAACGAAACCTCAATCAAGGCATCGTCGAAATCAATTGTCGCCGCGCTAGGAGTAGGTGGTGAAGATACCGGCCCCGGCTTGTTATACGGTCCAAAGACGAATATCGCAGACACCGCTCCTACAGGGGCCTGTTGGGCTACCACTGAGTGCCTTGTCCATACACCAGCAGGAGCGTCTATAGCCAGTGAAGCAGAAGTGGCAGAAATCTGTGCCCCACCACTGTCCAACCAAGAAATGAATATCGCAAGGTTAGTAGTGAATGACGGTTTCATGCTGATAGATGCCGTGTAGTAAGTACCAGCAGCCACATTCATGGTTGTGCTAATACCGGTGTCATTGGAGTTACCAGTGTTGTCTGTCTTCCAAAGCTTACGCAGAGATACAGAGCCACCAATTCCAGTGCCCAAAGACTGGTAAGTTGCACCAGTTCCGCCACCAGAGCCAAACCACCGAGAAGCCCAGTTACTAGCTGTAGGAGCATTCTGCTCCGAAATACTAGCGTTAGCAGCGCCCGTCCAGCGATAAGTGAAGCCGCCACCAGCGGGGGTAGCTCCGTCGAAGAATGTAGGTGAAGCTCCTGCGGCATCCGCAATCTCAATCACAATGCCAGTGACAAGGATTGATCCCGTACCAGTTCCACCGACTGCGGAGAAGCGGATACCGAAGTTCGGCCCCGGTGAAGCAGTGGTTCGACGTGTCCACGTAATCTTCTGCCATTCTCCAATGAGGTTGGCATTGATGTTCGATCCCGAAATAACCCCATTCTCAGCGAATCCACCGCTACCAGCCTCAGACGTAAGAGATTCAATCATCACGTACGCGGACATGGTGTAGAGAGTATTGGCCCCAAGAGGGGACAGAATGTTCAAACCTGGGTTCTGTGCCGTTGGGCCGTAGGTGAACCTAATAGCTGTGGTGATGCCCTCAGGTGCAGTAACAGAAACGTTAGGCGTGATGGTCTGTGCCATTGCCCCTGAGTAGTGCAGCATGGTCAGAACACCGCGTGGGTTAGTGCTGCGGTTGATGCGAACCTGTGCCAAGGACCCCGTAATGCCAAGCATCTGAGGGTTAGGGGCGAGGTTAGAGCGGACCACCGTAGTACCCGCCGATGTCTCGCAAGACGGGTTTGTGAGCAGATTTACAACAGGCTGGGAAGGCCCGTTGACTTCATCCCTACGCAAATGACTTGCCTCCCAACATTCCGAACCATTCGGTTCCTGTCCACATCAGATTGAAA